CAATAAGTTTATGTCAGTTCTACTTTCGTTTATTTCTCTTTTTCCCCAAGTACTGGCACTCGTTCAATCTGAAATTATACTTTGTCATCCCGTATAATCAAGAAAAATAGTATTTTGTAAATCTTGTGTATCTTCTTCAATAACCAACTCTTGTAAATCTTTTCAGGCTGTGAAGCTGTGAGTAACCGTTGCTTGCTTTGCTTGAAATATTACAGTTCAGTCTTCTTTTATTAAGAAATAAAAACCAGCACTTTCAGCAAGGTTTTCTATGGCTTCAAAACAATAAGTAAAATCAAAATTAATACTTGTATTACTACCAAGTAAAGTAACCCCTGTATCATTTAACCAAGATCAAGTATAAACACTGTTAAAATAAGTAATAACATCTTTTACAATATCTCATGGATCTTTATTTTCTGAAAATACTTTACTACCTGTTTTTTCAAAAAATAATCTAGTAAGTAAACTTCAAAGTCATAAACACACAAGCTCTACTTGATTTACACTTGGTAAATAAATTCTTTTAATTCTTTCAATGATTCCTGTATAAATTAATTTTCAACTTGGAAAATTAGAATCAAACATAAAAACCTTTACAAAGTCACTTTTCTCAATACCAGTATCATTAAAAGAAATATTTAAAAGTATTTTAAGCATTCCTTGTCAGCCGTTTATATTTTCACTATAATTTATAGGACTTGCAATAATATTTTCAGGTATATTTTTTTTAAAACTTCAATCAAGATTAAAAACTTTTACTAGAAATCTTTTATTTAATTTATCCATTTTATAATAAGTTTAATTTGTATACCATTAAGACATCAACGCTGAAAGTACCATTTATTGTAAAAACAACAGTATTAGCACCATTTTCTAACTGAGGAAATATTCAATCAAAATCTATTTCAACATTATTTAATTTAACCGTTTTTAATCTCCCGTCAATAACAAGAATATCATTATTACTTATTATTTCATTAATAGTGATTCAAACCCCCCCTGAAGTTATAGCAACTGAAGTAACACCAACTAATCCAGTCAAAAAACCACATACAATAAACGGGAAGGCTGGCTGTCATACATTATTAATTTGCTCAGTTCTCGGTGAACTGGCAATATTTCAAATACTAGAACTTTGCTCAATTTCATTACACCAAAAACTATCTTGACTTATAAAAGTTAAAGTATAAGGGATGGCAATATTATCTTTTTCACCAAATTTTATACTATCCATAGTAGCAAAAAGTTGTCTAACTTTTCCGTTTACTTTCCATTTTAATAGTTTATTTTTCGGAGATAAATTAAGTTTAAAATTATCAATAGCGTCATCAAGTAAGGTTTTGTTTCAAGCTATTAAATAGCCATCAACTGTAATATTTCTACCTCTGAAAAATGCACTATTTAATATTTCTCAATCTGCTTGTGGGTTATTAAAAATACTAATATCTCTATTACTTGTATTTCTAAAACCAAAGCTTTCCCCACTTGTAATAACATTTGCATTTTGCAATCCAAAATTATTAAAACTAATAGTATCAAGTATCTCTGATATAGGTAGGCTTTCGGTATTTACAGCCTGATCATTTACAGCAAAATTATTTACACTCATAATATATTTTTTTAAAAACTAAGTTATTCATTTATTTGCGTTTTGACTAGCTTCAACTATTGCTTCAGTAACCCTATTAACAATTACATCAACATCAGATCCATCATTTACAATAACACCACCCAAATTAACTGCTATATTGCTAGAATTTGTATTTGTATTCGTTCAGCTTGTACTTGGTACACTTGGAGTACTAGAACTTCAAACACTAAGTCACGCCTGCCTTTTAAGTTCTATAAGTGTTCTAATTCTTTCAATTAACTTATCAGTAATGGCAATTTGCTTATTTGTTTCTTCTCTAAGTCTTTTAGTAACAAATTCTTCAGTTTTAACTCTAATATTTCAAAGTTGTACAATGAGTGCCTGTTCAGCTATAACTTTCGCTTCAAGTATTTCAATTTCTTTATTTTTTTGTTCCTCAGCAAGTGCAATTTCTGTTTCAATGGATAATCTTTTTGCTTCTAATTTTAATTTTTCAGCTTCAATTTCTTCAATTATTAGTTGCGTTGGATTCAACTCACTTACTCTTTTAGATTCTATTATTGCTTCAGCTGAAGTATTACTCTTAGCTAGAGCAAGTTCTTTTTCTAATTTTAGCAAGGTTAAATATTCATCTCACTCAAATGTTCATTTCTTTTTTATTTCGTCAATTTCTTTTTCTATTTCAATAGCCCTATCAGCTATACTTTGTGTTCTATCTCTGTCAAGTTTTCACAGCTCATTATCAATATCAGCAATATCAGCAATAGCTTTTTCCTTTAATTTATCAAAAGAGTTTCATGTATTCTCAATTTCTTTTTGATAGTCTTTTATTTTTCCCTCACTTTCTTTTACAGCTGAATCAATTTCTTTTTGTGCTGATACAGCAAGTTTTATTTCATTATCCGTTTTTTCTTTTAAGAATTTTTCACGAGTTTTAAGCCTTTCTTGCTCTGCTTTTTCAGCTTCTTTAGCAAGTTTTTCAGCTTCTTTATTGCCTTCTTTTGCTTTTGCTCCCATTTTATTAATATTATCTTCATTTTTTTTAACATCTTCATTATTAGCTCAAACAGCACTACCGAAACTTTGACTAGTTCATTTTATGTCTTCTAATAATTCATCAACAGCAAGTTTACTTTGTTTTGAATTTCCTGAAATAGTATCAGTAATATTTTTAAATTCTTCTTCAATACTTTTTGAAAGGTTACCACCAAACTTTTTAAAATCAGCTTCACTTTGTTTTAAGTTTTTAAACTCTATTTTTGGTAAAGTAAGTTGTCATTTTAATAATTTATCAAAACTAAACCCCCTAAACATCTCAACAAACTTTGAAAAATTATCTCTAATATCATTGAAAACATCAAAAAAACTTTTACCAAAACGACCAATTGAAAGCACACCCAAAGCAACAAAACCACTTAAAACCTTAAGTGTACTCTTTAATATACTGGCAAAATCATATAAAAAACCAAATATACTTATTAAAGAACTTCATGCTCTAACCTTAAAATCTTCGTATTTTCTACTGGCAACCTCTAATTGAAATTTAGTATCATTTGTAACTTGATTGACAGCTTCTTGTAAGTTACCTTGTGAATTAGTTACCTCATCCAAAGAAAGCTTGTATTTATCATTTTGTGTTGTTGCTAAAGCAACAATTAATTTTTGTGCTTCAACTTCAGGTATTAATTTTCTTAATAATTCTAAGTTTCAATTAGTAGCGTCAAAAACTTCTTTCGCAACAGTAACAAACCCCTTTTGCTCGATAGCACCTTGCCCAACTTCAATACCCAATTCTTTGAATTTTGCACTTGCGTCAGTAGTTGGAGCCGCAATCGCATTAATAGCACCGTTAAGCTGAGTTATTACTTGATTCGCATTTCAGGTAACCCCAGTCAAAGTAGAAAGTATTGCAAATACTTCGTTTATTTTTACCCCTGCTGGCTTAACTGAAGAAGTTAAATTTTGCATTGCGTTAGCAAGGTCTTCAATGGTTGTTTGTCAAAGTTTATTTGCGATAAAAAACTTTTCAGCAACACTTCAAGACTCATTTAAATCAATACCAAACTTTTTAATTACAGCTATAATCCCATTAAAAGCAGTCGTTGTATCAGTAAATGCCCCAAGTGCTACAACACTAGAAAGCCTTAAAATCTTGCTTACATTTTGAAACTCAACACCAGCTGATGAAATGTTAAAAGCTGTATCAAGTAGCTCTTCTTTAGCAATTCCAAACTCTTTTGATATAATACTAATTTCATCTCATAAGCCAGTAAGTTCTATTTCAGAAACGCCAGCAACCGTATTTATTCTTGATAGCCCTGCCTCGAAATCAGCAAAAGCTTTTACTGCGTCTTTCGCAAAAGTAATAAGTGTATTTATTCAAAAACCTGCCAAAAAAGCAACTCATAAAGCTTTAACAGATCATTTAACTTGATCAAAAGCCCCACTTGCATTAGGAAGTTGACTTTGCAAAGTGTTTAGTTTTGTTTGATATTCTTTAACACTTAAGCCACCCTTAGAAAACTCTTTATTTAGGTCGTTTATTTCTTTTTCTAACCTATCTAAAACAGCTGTACTTTTACCAAGTTTAACAAGTTCTTGTCTACTTTTTGAAATCTCAGTATTTACTGATTCAAAAAGCTTTCCCAAAACACTTACATCTTTTTCACCAGTTCTAGCAAAGTTTCTAAGCTCTCTTTTAGCTCATGTTAGTTCTTGACTTAATTTACTTATATCAGTTCTTATTTTAATCTCAGCTTCAGAATTTCACTCTTTTATTGATTTTCTTAATAATTCCCTAGCAATTCTTAACTCCTGTTCTTTCAATGAAACAGATAAAGCTAACTTACTAGCTTCATCACTAGCAAGTCTTTTTTTAAATCCCTCAATATCATCTTTTAAATCATTAAATTCTCTATCAACTTGTTTTTTATCAATACTAATTTCAACTTCTATATTTTCAGTAATAGCCATATTATTATTTTAATAAATATTATTTTTTCATACCAGCTTGCCTAGCAATTTTTAAATCATCTTCAATAGAATTTGTAAAAGTTTCTTTGAATTTCACTCTTTGTTTATTTTTCTGTCTTCACTCTTTTGTTTGTTCGTTAGCATTCCAAATAATTCAATCAATATAACTGTTTTCATCAGTTATTTGCTCCCATGTATAGTTTTCTAATAAATACTTAGGATCACATGAAAACTTATCGCATATAATCATAAGGAAAGAGGAAAAAGGTCACTTACTACCTGACACACCTTTTTTTATCGTAAAAAACGATTTAAATAAGGTATTTTTTAGTTTTTCAAATATTTCAACTACTTTTGGCATTATTTCGTTTTTTTCTTCCTGTAATAGTGTTATATTTGCGTTTTTTTCAATAAAGTCAAATATATATCCAAGCAAATCAAAGTTATCATTTTGGCTTTCTGTTAAAAATTCAAGTAATTCCTGAATATATGCTTGCTTATATTTTACTATTATTTCTTTTCAAGAAATTTTTATTTTCAAATTATAATCTTTTCTTAATAAATTCGAATACATATTTTTTTGTTAGTTTTAATAAAATCATTATATCAAAAAAAACAAAAAAATAAACAAAAAAAAAGAACGGTATAAGCCGTCCTAATTTTATTACATTAAATAATTTCATTTTTGTAAGTAAGTTTTGAGTCTTTTTCTCAAATAAATGTTAGTGTTGCACCAGTAATATCACCAGCTTCAACAACATCTAAGAAGTTCATATTATAAGGAGCTTCAAATCTAGCAGGAGTTAAAGTAATTATTCTGTCTTTAGAATCGTTAGTTGCAGTAATTTTTACTTCAAATAAAGCGTTTTCAGTAAAACTAGAATCAATTTCTACCTGTTCAGAAGCGTTTGGAGTGTATGAATAATCAATATTAACACCAATACCAAGTCAAGAAGTAGCAGTTAAGAAAGTTATATATGTTGTACCAATTCTACCTGTAACACTACCATTAGTATCAACGTTTACAGTATAATTAGTATTTAATACAAGTGGAGTAACATTATCATCAATAACAATAGAACTAACAACCGTATTAGCTCAATTTTTATTAACAACATTATAAACAGTACCTTTAGGAACTACAACAGCCCCAGCTTGTATAACTTCTCCTGTAATAGATACTGGAGTACCAGCGACATTAGTTCTATTTAATCAACCAAGTAAAAGTTCAATAGTATCAACCCCCATATCTTCAAGCAATTCAGCTTCAATAGTAATTCAAGGTCTGTTACCTGAAAATACTGTACCACAGTCATCAGCATTAACCTCAACTGTATTTGCAGAAGTATCAACAGTAGCTACAAGTCCTCTAACACAAGCTAATCTCGTAAAAGGTCATGTAGAGCCAGCTGTTCTTATTTCTAGTATACCAACAAATTTTGGTAATTCTAACGGATTTATTGCTCACATAATTTTAATTTATTAAAAAATATTATTATAAGAATTTTACCTTATTCTTAAAAGGAGAATTTTTTAAGTATTCAATTTCTTCTTCTTTCAATAAATATACTCATTTAGTGTACATTTTTCAAGAAATATTAAATTTATTTAAAAATTCAATATTATATTTTTTTTCTTGAATAACTTTTTTAGTATTTTCAACTAACTTTTTATCTTTATTCATTATTTAATAAAGTTAAAGAAATAATCATTAATAATTGTATTTTTTCCCAGTTCGTCAACAGTTTCTAAATATGTCGTTTCTTCAACTAAATAAATTTCAATACTTCAAAATACTTTATTATCTCAAACAAGAAAAGAGTTTACTGTATTATATATATTCCTTAATACGGGGAAAGTTCCACCGTCTTTAGATCATGACATATATCTTATAGACACCCTGTTTGTTTTATGGCATAATTTATTTCTTTGTGAAATAGCTCCCTCAACAATTAAAAAATCTGTTCCAGGCGCTTCAGCTGGTATATTATCAAAAATATTTTCAGCAAGTATAAGTGCTGTAATTCAAGCGTCAGCTTGCATAGCACCAACCACTTCAGCAGTATTTAAAAAATTAGCCATATTATTTTGTTAGTATTTTATTTAATTCAGTTCTATTCTCATCAACAGCCCTTGTAAGCATTCTCGCTCACGGTAAACCATTATAATCTCCAGTTCTAAAAAATACACTTCATTTAGGTTTATGATAATTCTTTGCCCTCTTAGTTCAAAATTCAACAAAGAAAGCATAAGGAGTATCATTTTTAACCTTTCATATAATTTTATTTCAAAGTTCTACTGCACGTTCAATTTCAAAACTTTTTACTAATATTTTCTTATCTTCAGGCGTTCTATCTTCAGCTTCATTTTTTATAAATTCAAGAGCTGTATTTATATTTCATGTATACTTTGCAAGTAACGCTTCTTTTGATTTTACAAAAGTACTAGTTTTCGCCATCTTCTAATTTTTTAAGGATTATACTAATACCTCAAATTCAAGTAAAGCTTCTATGTTTTTCAACAACGGCAACTATATATTCCCCTAAATTTCATAATTCGGGATCAGTTACAACCACTCTATAATTTTTTTCAATATTAGTTTTATCAGGCTCAACAATAAGTGTAATATCTCAAACCTGTTCCTCAGTCGAAATACTATTTATTTGCTGTGTTCTTTTTTCCTGATATAAGAAACATCCAATATCAGTATATACTGGTGTTTGTGTTGCTTCTTGTGTTCAATTATTATTTACCCTAGCAACTGAAGAAATAGTACAAGTTTGGGTTAAAAATCTATTTAAACTCATTATGTAAAATGTTTAAGATTTAAAACTTGATAATTATTGATAATGGTTAAGGCTTCATTAACTTTAGTATCAGTAGTGTCTTCACTTCAAAAAACAACTCTCCTTGGTCAAGTTTGTTCACTTGTAATATTTTTTCATAAGTCTTTTGCAAAAGTAAATCAAACAAGTTCAGCAATTGCATTTTCTAAGTCAACTGGTATTATTACATAACCACTTGTGTAAACAATATCAAAAACATTAAAAACTAAATTACTAATAAAACCAGAAATTCAAGTAATTGTTACAGTATCATTAGCCCTGATTAAATAATCAGTACCATTAATTTTACTTGTAAAATCAGTTCAATTTACGGTTTTAATTTGAGTAACTTTTTTATTTGTTAGTGGGAAAGTTTCTTTATTTATAAGACTTACACAAATTGTTTCAGTCTTATCACCATGGCTAATATCTCAAATAATATTAAAAACAAAAGCTTCTACACCACCAAGAATAGATGACAATCTTGAATCATCAGCCGTTCAAGTTATTCATAAGTAAGTTTTTACTTTTGTGAGTGTAGTATACATATTTTGAATATATTAAATATTATTTTTCATCAGCGAAAGGATCAACTTCAGGAGTAGTTTCAACTTCAGGAGTAGTTTCAATTTCAGGAGTAGTTTCAATTTCTTCTCAATTTAAAACCTTTCTTCTATCAAGTTCAGCTTGGTATCTTTTATCTGCTTCATCATCTTTTGAATTAGATAAATCAGTTTCAATACCATCTAATTTTTGTAAATTAGTTTTAACTAAGTTTAAGAATTTCTTATCATTAACTTCAACAATTTTAGTGTTTGAATATGGAGCAAACTTTGAATATTCAGACAAAGTAAATGCCATAATTTCATATCATTTTTTTAAATCTTGTTTCGTTCAATTAATAGTAATTCTTAATTCTTTTTTAAGTTTCATCATGTAAATTTTCATGTTTACTTTGTTAGAGAATTAAAAGGGGGCAAACCCCCGTAAATTATATTGTAATATTGAATAGTAACACACAAGAACTTGTAGCTTGCTCATTAACTTGTAAGTCATTGAATACAACATCAACTCTAGCTGATCCAGTAACTTCTGTTTGTTGCTCTTTAACATTTCTTTCAGCTTCAGTACTAAAGTTTCTTCTAATACCAATCCATAAACTAGGTAAATGGATTATTACAGCTTGTCCAGTAGTATTTAACGCTGGGTTAGCAGAAACTTCCCCAGTAGCAGTAGCGTCCCCAAGTTCTTCTCTATGTAGTACTCTCATACCGTCAATAGCAGTAATAACACCATTAACAACAGTAGCTTGTCAACCAAATTTTTCAATTGTTTCAGCTTGTGAAAGTCCAAGTAATTTGAAGTAAACACTTGAAGAAACAACAAGTACAAGGTTCATAGGATTTAACCCTTTTATTCACATTTTTGATCTAGCACTTCTAATATCACTTAATTCAAACGCACCAGCATTAACAGTAGAACCGTTAATAATTGCTGTTTTTCTAGCACCGTTATTAATAACAATAAAATCAGTAACATTCCCATCAGGTAAAGCAGTAGTATTACCATCAATAATATTAATATTAACAAGGTTACCCGTAGTAGTATCACCATTAATTATAACTTGATGCATTGAAGTATCAAACGCACTAGATATTTCAGAAATAACATATCAACCCATTTCAATAACAGAGTCTTCAAGTAATTCATCTGTATAAGGTACAGTAAGAATTAGTTTTTTAGCTTCAATTGAAAGTGAAGTTGTTTTTGCTTTTTTAAGTTGTGCAGTAACTACAGCTGGTATATCAGCGTTTTCAATACCTCAAACCATTCTAATTTTTTTACCTCTAGCAGGTAAAGTTTCTTTTTTCCCGTTCATTCTTTTAATATTTGAACTTGGAATCATTGAAAGTATAGAGTTTTCATCTCCAAATCTTTCAATTAACATAGCAACTAAAATTTCTTGATCAACAAATTCTTTACCAAAACCAACTTGTCCAGTAGACATAGCCTCATTAGCATTTGTTTCAATAAATTCAGAAAAAGACATCTCATATAATGAGTCAACTGAATTAGTAACACTTGCACTTTTAAGCATTTTATTTAAAGCTGTTTCTGCTTTTTCTCTTTTAGCACCAGTAGTAGCGTGTACTCTATTAATTAGAACAGCATTATATAATGCGTCTATTATTTTTGTTTTATCCATGTGGTATATAGAATTATAAATATAAAAATTAGTCTTGTCTTAAAGCATTCTTTAGATCAGTTTCAGGATCAGTTTCTTCTGTTTTAACAGTGTTTTTTACAACACTTGCTAAATCATCCCTCTTTTCTTGTTTTATTGCATTAATCTTTAAATCAAAATCTTTTTGAAGATCATTTTTTAAAGTAGCAATAGTATTTGTAAGAAAACTTTTTATATCATCAGTCAAAACAATTTCTTGTTTATTATTGATTTTGTTTTCTTCAACTACTTCTTCAGGTACAACCTCTTCAGCAGGAGATTCTTCAGCAGGAGATTCAACAACTATTTCCTCAGTATTATTAATCTCAGGTATAATTATTCCAGCTTTCATTTCGTCAAGTTCTTTTTTATTCATGTTAGACTTTTTAGAAAGTAAATTATTAAATTCATCTTCAGATACTCACAGTTTATTAATTAAGTAGGTCTTACTTCAATTAATAATATGACTATCTCTATTAGATGGTATTGTTACAAACGAGTTTTCAATTATTTCGGCACTCGTAACAGCCATTACCCATATCCCCGACCAAAGTTTTTCCCAAGCACTAGCATCATCAAAAAATTCATCTTCACTTTGGACTTCTCATGTTTTAATATTCTCAAATTCTCTAGCTTGTGTAATGTGTCCAGTACTAATACTGGTTACAAGTCCACGCCCAATATCTCAATTTGAGTGCGTATTATCAAAAATCCAACCAGTTAAGATTAAATCATTTCAAACTACTTTTAAATCTAAAGGTTTCCCAATAGGTTTATTGCTATCATGCTGGAATAAAATTTTTCAGTTAGTTAGGTAATCATTTAATGCCGTTAGGTCTTTTTTTCCGTTAGCTCAAGTTATCCAAGCTTTCGCTCTTATAATATAACCATTTCTATTTAAATTTCAATTACTTGAAACAGCCTTAAAGAATAAAGCTCATTCAGGTATATTTTCCTTAAACTTATCTGGTGCTTTTTCTTTTTTTGTTAAACTATTTGCCTCAATTTCAAAACTAAAATTATCTAATTCATTCATACTATCTTTTATTAAAAATATAATTCTAATTTATACTATTTTTTTGCAGTGTCAATATTTTCTTTACTTGATAATTTCTTTTTGTTTGTGCTTATCCATAAAATATAAGCTTCTTTTTCTTCGCTTTGTTCAAGTCAAAGTTCTTCTCTTGCTTCGTTCGGTGTTATTATACCATTATTAGCCAACTCAATAACTGTTTTACTTTTAATAGCTTTTTGATCAACATGGTCATCAATGAACTCAAACTCAACACCATCGAACCCTAGATCCTGTATAATTTCCGTGAAAAATTCAGCAATAGTATTTTCAGTAGGTCTTATGGTATGTTCAATATATTCAATGAATTGCTTATCGGCATTACTATAGTTTACCCCCTCAGTATATCAAAGGATTGTTTTAGGCACTCCAAACAAAGCACAAACATTCTCCAAAGTAAACTTACGCATACTTAGGAACTCAGCGTCAGTTATTTTATCCTGAAGCTTAACAACTTCTTTTACTCATTTCATCACTCATCCTTTATGATGATTCTTTCATCACTTAAATTGTTCTTGTAATGCTTTTTTTATTTCTACTAAATCCTCGACACTCACACTGCTTTCAAGTATTATTAATGAAGCTGGAGTTTGATTATTCCTGAAATAAGCAAGGTTACTTTCTTTTGCTTCCTCATCTAAATCAATATCAGTATTTAAACTTTCAAGTAAAGGCATACCAATAGTTTCATCATCAATATCAGAATCATACCTTAAATGCCATATTTCATCAGGTAAAAAAGCCTGTATACTTCAGCTTACATTTTGAATATAACCACCAATATTACCAAATTTATCCGTAACAGGCGACATAAAACGTGGATCAAGTATTTGTAAGCCAGTTACAATATCACTTTTATTACCAGCTTCATCAATGCTAGTAACTTTATAAACATAAACATTACCACCAATAAAATAATCTCTAATAACTCTTTTCAAAAATTCTTGGAAAGCATTTGTATTTCTTTTTTTTCTTTTAGTTTTGAATAATTCATTAATATCATTGCTAATACTATCGGCAACAGTATCTCCATCAAAATCAATTAAATCAAAACCACCCTTTCAAATAGTATCCATTAAGTTAGTAACAGCACTTCTTACGAATTGATTTTTTTTATATATTTTATAAAATTTATCCAAACTTGCGTCACTTTGTATAAATATACCACCGAAAGAAATTGCTTTATTGATAACTGGTTCTGCTTTTTTATTCTTTTGAAAAAATCAAACAACACTTTCAATTATTGACATGGATTTTTAAATTAGTAGATATTTTAAATATAATATAATCATTTTTTGAAATAATCAAAATTTATTATAAAGGTATATAAAATGCTTCTGTTTGTTGTAAGTCAAAGAATACTCTCATCATTAAGGCGTCAGCGAAATCAGGGGAACGCCCTAGCTTTTCTTTGATTAAATCCTTACTTATAACTCTCATCGGTTCATCTTTTCATATATTAATATGAGTTATTACATCAAGTTCTTCTTTTAATGTTTCAAAATCTTCACTAGATAGAGCATTTAAGTTTATTTTATTTTCGTTAATTAATTCAGCTAATTTAAAATAACATTGGTCTTTTAATTTAGAATAATTTTCTTTTTGTGTTTTATCATCTTTATACTCATTACTTTGGATAACTGAAGCATTAGAGACAAAACCTTTACACTTCAAGTGTCATACAACCCCCTCACCTAGTCAGGTCTTGTCAACAACTATACTTGACATACCTATTCAATATACTTTAGCTAAAGCCTTGAATTTATTGTCAAATTCTTCATCTATTTTATTTTTTCTAATAACTTTATAATATAAAAGAGTATATCAATGCCAAACAAAAATAACAGTTCTATCTTTTCACTCTCCAGCTACATCGGCACTAATATACTTTTTACCTGTATATTTTGGATTCGTTTCTAAGTCACAAATTTTATCATAATTAAATAGTCTTCACGGAGTATCATCATACTCAAAATCACCCTCCCAAAGTCTTTTACGCTTAATTTTATCTCTAATATTAGAGAGCTTACTAAGATATTGTTTAGTTAAATATTTAGCATTGTCACGAGCTAGCGATCTAATAAACTTTACGGTTGCAGTTTCCACCTTATCTCTGTAAGGTTTCCAAAACCAAGAATAGATCCACCCTTTATCAGGATTAAAACAACATAATACTTTTTCGGGGATTCAGTATTCTTTATTCATGTGTCTTCATACTCTTGTTTGGAGTATTTCAATACCAGCAATAGGACACTCATTAGCTTCATCAACGAAAGCCCCAGTCAATTCAAGGCCTCACAATTTCGTAAAATGTATATCAGTTGGCTTTTCCATTAGTCCTCTTGTAATAATACTAGATCAATTTACAAAAATAATGTCTTTACCCTCTTTTATTCTAAAATGTATTTCTTCTTCAAATCCAAGTTCTTTTAATACTTTTAATAATGAAACAAAAGTAGTATCCTTTGCATCCTGTATATATTTTCTGAATATTCAGTATCTTACTCATGGAAAAACATTACATTGAGAAACTATCCAAGCCCCAGCAAGAAAGGTCTTACCTCATCAAGCTCAACCTCAGAATCATAAAAGCTCTACAACTGTATTACTGTTATTCAGTAGCTGTAAAGCTTCATATTGCTTTGGATTCGGCTTGAAACATAATGCAAGCATATTACCTTTTAATTAAAAACTATTTTGGATATAATAAAAGCAGTTTTTAAACTGCCCAAATCAAAGCTATTACCCAACCTATTAAAGTCCACCCAAGAAATAAGTTTAGTATAAATATTTTCTTGATATCTTTATGTACCCTCCACATTGCAATAATACTCGGTATAAAGTAAAATGCAATAATAATTAATAGTTCTATCATAATTTTTTATTGTTAATAATTAAATAAAAATATTCATCAAATACTTTTATAGTTTCATCAATACTTTCTTGTGTCATATACTTAGGGCGTTCATTAAGTACGCTTTCTATTTTAGCCATAACCAGCATTTCATCATTAATTTCTTTAATTCAAATATAACTACAAATTACTTGTTTATTTTTTATTGAAAATACCTCTATTTTATTCATAATTTAAAAATTATCAATTAAACTTCGTGTTCTTTTGGATCAGGTTTAACAAATTCCACCGTTCCCACTTGAAAAGGTACACCACCAGCCCCAGTTATTTCTTGCCTTGTCCCAAATTCATCTTTAGCCTTGCGTTCTAAGTACCACTTAGAATCTTCAAGTCTTTGCTTACTACTAAGTATTCCTTTACTATTCAGGCTTTCAAGTACATTTAACTTCGCTTTCATTACTGGTTTTTGCTTCAAAGATTCCTTTAATTCCCTAAAATCATGGTTCCTGCTACAATATTCATTTAATGTACTTATATTTAAATCACAGTATAAAGAAGCTTCAACATCAGTAAAACCCATTGCAAAAGCAACTTTGAGTTTTTCTAGCATTATTATAGTCATTACATGGTTTTCTTTTTGTCAATTTATTTCAGGTACTATTTCATCTTTTCTTAATTGATAATAATATTTTCTAAGAGTTGTTTCGCTTGTTCAAAGCTCTTTTGCCATTCAAATTAATGACATTCAGCTATCAGCCTTTAATATTATAAAGTCTTTTATCTTTTTTGCTTTCTGTTTTTGTGCTTTAGATATTGCCATATTTATTTTATTAATAATATTTAAGTCATAATCCTCTTAATTATATTGTATTGTAAATAGCTTAATAGTTTTCTGCCAAAAAGCAACTTATTTATTAATTAAATCTTGTAAATACTTCTCAATAGTTTCTACTGAAAATTCTCCCGCATTAATTACATCATTCAATACTCATTCAAGAGCATCCTTATATCAATATATATAGGATTTGTTATTCTTTATTTCTTCATTTAATTCTAATGTTACTTCTTTTAATGTTTTCATAAGTTATTATCATCTAATAAATTCCTCTGTTCTACAACATATAGAACCTTCTAATAATTCTCATCAAATACTATCTATAATTATAGTAGTATGTGGGTGGTAATTATCATTAATATATTTTATTAATG